CAACTGCCTGACTGGCAGTTAGCGCAAGAATACCCAAGTGACCCTGATGAGGCTTTTATTCGTTCTGGGCGTCCCGTATTTGACATTGATGCTCTACGAGCCTTAGAAGTAGAAGAACCTGCTAGGGGTTACATCCATGTTTATTCGGATAAACATATTGAGTTCCGTGAGGATGGTGGGGAACTAGCCATCTGGCAGTTCCCTGAAGTTGGTGGTATCTATTGTATTGGTGCTGACGTTGCTGAAGGTTTAGGTCATGGCGACTACAGCACAGCGCACATCATTAACGGTTACACACAGGAAGTTGTAGCGCACTGGCATGGTCATATTGACCCTGACCTCTTTGGCGAACACGTCCTATATAACTTAGGTTTGTTTTACCATGGCGCCCTAGTGGGTGTTGAATCCAACAACCACGGGCTAACAACACTAAAGGCACTACAACGAGCAGGTTATAAGAACATCTTCCGTCAACGTCGTTTGGCTCAACGTACCCCTGTTGCTACAGAGATTTTGGGTTGGCGTACCACAGCAGCGTCTAAACCTTTGGCTATTGACGAACTGAACGGAATGATCCGTGACGGTTTACTGGATCTTAAGTGTGAGCATACTATTGCTGAAATGCGAACCTTCATTCGTGAGGCTAATGGCAAGACTCATGGTTCTCCTCATGACGACCGTGTTATGTCTTTGGCTATTACAAACCAAATGTTGAAATACATTTGGTTGCCTGAATACCAGATTTCTCAAGAGCCACCTAAGAACAGTATGGCTTGGTGGTCTAGGCATATACCTAATAAACAGCAACCAAAGTTTGTTCTGGGTTCATTCGCATCAAGAACGTGACAAACTAATCTAATACTATGGCGATTTATACTTGCAAAGACTGTTCAACCAAATTTGAACACGACGATCTACCTCGTCGTGGAGAATACTGTTTCAAATGCCACCTAAAAGGCATCCGTTTAGGCTTTACCTACGGTAAAGAACAATTCCACGGACCCACTATTGGGGAACAGGCACGTCAACAGGTAGCGCAAGCAAAAGCAGCCGGCATTAACGCCGAACCAGTCGGGAGCCGTTGGATCTAATGAATTGGGCTGTCGCTATTGTTGTCGCAATTATCACTGGACCAGTTGTAGTGCTACTACAAATGTTGAGGCGAGAGAACACTCAACAACATGGCGAATCTCGAGAACTACTACACCACATGGTCCTCAAAGTGGACCGTGTGGATGAAAACCTAAACAAGCATATCAAGGAGCATAACAATGGTAATAAAACTAAGTGAACAACAAAAAGCAATGCTGGCATCATACGCCCGTTCAGCAGTAGGTGCTGGAGTTGCAGTTTACGCTACAGGTAACCACAACCCTAGTGACTTGGCAAAGGCTGCTTTGGCAGCATTGTTGCCACCTTTGATGCGTTTCCTTAACCCTAAAGATGGTGCTTTTGGACTTGGTGGTTCTAAATAATGGCACGCAGTAGCAATGCTGATTTGCTGAAAAAATATCGCACAAAACTTAGCCAGACTAAGCGGATGCGTAAGCAGGAACAGTTTGACGATACGTGGAAACGTATGTTGGATCTTTACCGTGGACGACACTACGAGAACTACTCTGATGAGGATCGTTTGTTGGTTAACATGGCGTTCTCAACGATCAACGTTATTGCTCCTAGTGTTTCGGTAAACCATCCTAAGATTACTGTTTCTGCTCGGCGTCCAGAGGACGCTGACAAGGCTACTGTTACTGAAGCAATCGTTAACTATTGGTGGCGACACTATGGGTGTCAGCCACAGTTCCGTTCTGCAGTAAAAGACTTCCTAATTTTTGGTCATGGTTGGATTAAAGTTGGTTACCGTTTCGTTGAAGAAGAACGAGTAAAGAACGCTGACCCTAACGTTGAAGAAAACGACGTTGTAGATCTTGTTCCTGAATCTAATGTTGAAACAGAACTTATTGTTCTTGAGGATCGCCCGTTCATTGAACGTATCAGTCCTTTTGACGTGTTTGTTGATCCAGACGCTACATCAATGTATGATGTGCGCTGGATTGCCCAACGTATTAAACGTCCACTTGTTGACGTAAAGAACGACCGCAGGTATAACTCTAGTGCTCGTTCGGAGGCTCAACCTTCCTTGTACTCCAAGTATGGTGATGATCTTCAGATCAAACAGCCTTATGGTGAAGAACGTGATGCGTATGTTGAGGTTTGGGAATGGTATGACATACCAAAGAAAACTATGGCAGTTTTCTGTGATGGTCCAGACAAGTTCTTGATTGCTCCAACTAAGATTCCTTTTGCTTTTGGTCATCCGTTTGTGATGCTTAGGAACTATGAGGTTCCGGAACATTTCTACCCAATGGGTGAACTGGAAGCCATTGAGTCATTGCAGCACGAATTAAACGCTACACGTACACAGATGATGAATCATCGTAAACGGTTCTCACGCAAATGGTTGTACAAGGAATCTGCGTTTGATCCTGATGGCCGTTCTGCTTTGGAATCTGATGAAGATAACATCATGGTTCCTGTTGCTGGTGATGAACCATTATCGGGTGTAATTGTTCCAATGCCTGCAGTTATCAGTCCACCAGAGTTCTACAACCAGTCAAGTCTTATTGCTGGTGACATGGACCGTGTTTCAGGTGTGTCTGATTACATGCGTGGAGCAATGCCTGAGATCCGTCGTACTGCTACTGAAGCATCTATTGCACAGGACGCTAGCAACGCTAGAGCGTCTGACAAGTTGGCTGCAATTGAATTGTATATTGGCGCTACAGCACAACGATTGGTTGCTTTGGCACAACAGTACATGACTGGTGAACAGGTTGCTCGTGTTGTTGGTTCTAACGCAATCCCATTGTGGGTTAAGTTTGACCGTGACTACATTGAAGGCGACTTTGACTACGAGGTAGAGGGTGGTTCTACTGCTCCTGTTAACGAGTCGTTCCGTCGTCAGATGGCTTTGCAAATGGTTGATGCTATGGCACCGTTTGTCGGGGCTGGTGTAGTGGACATGGCTGCTTTGGCTAGACACGTACTGCAGTTTGGTTTTGGTATCAAGTCTCCTGAAGCGTTCCTTGCTGGTCCACCACCTCAACAAGAGATGGCTCCCGAACAAGGTGGTATGCCACCTGAACAGGGTGGAATGCCACCGCAAGGAATGCCACAGATGCCACCACAGATGCCACAGGGTGAACCTATGGCTCCTGAAGGTGGGATGCCACCAGAATTGGCAGCAATTCTTGGTGGCGGAGCACCAATGCAATAAATGTTACAAATAATATCTATCTATAGGAACAACCGAGTAAGGACTCCATGAGCGATACAAATGAATATGCAATCACTGAAGTAGACCCCATTATTGATGGACAAGTTGAAAGTGTTGAAAGCGAACCTTCTTCAAGTGCTGAAGATTACTTTTCTTGGGATGAGTATGCTGACCGTAAAGTCAAACTACCTGTCGCTGGCGAAGAGATTGAAGTACCTTTAAAGGAGGCGTTGGCTGGTTATCAACGTCAAGCGGATTATACCCGTAAGACACAGGAACTTAGTCAGCAAAAGCAACAAGTACAGTTTGCTAGTGCCTTGCAAGAGGCTTTAGATAAAGATCCTGCATCTACAGTTGAGTTACTACGAAACCATTACGGTTTAAATAACGAAATTGTTGAAGAGGACGAATATATGGACCCTTGGGAAAAACAGTACCGAGACGTCAATAAGCGTCTGCAGTCTTTTGAAGAGTCACAAGCATTGCAAGAGATTGAAAAAACTGTTTCTAGGTTGCAAAGCAATTATGGTGAGGATTTCGATCCTAATGAAGTTGTTGCTAAAGCATTAGCAACTGGTAATAACGATTTGGAAGCCGTTTATAAACAAATTGCTTTTGACAGACTTTGGGAGAATCAAAAACAGATGAATGCTAAGAGTCAGAAAGAAAAGCAAATTATTGAATCTAAACGGCAGACAGGGATTGTTTCTGGTGCTGGTACTTCGGCAGCAACAACTACATCATCTGCTGCACCTGTCTCTTCTTTGAGGGACGCTTTTGATTTGGCTAAACGCCAACTTGGAATTTCAAACTAATCACATCTATTTATAGGAGGCTACAATGCCGGGAAATGCTAACTTTGATGCACTCTTGTCAACTACGCTTGCGAACTACCGTTCACAACTTACTGACAACGTGTTTACTGCTCGTCCACTTACTTACACCCTTATGGACAAGGGTCGTATCCGCATGCTTAACGGCGGAACGAAAATTGTTGAACCACTGATCTACGGTGAAAGCACCACAGTTAAATCGTACTCTGATTACGATTCAATTGCTTTGACACCTCAGACTGGTATCTCGGCTGCTGAATACGATTGGAAGCAGTACGCTGCTTCAATCTCAATCAGCGGTATTGAAGAAGCCAAAAACAATGGTGAAGCCGAAATTATCAACCTTCTTGAAGCCAAAATTATGCAGGCTGAAGAATCAATGCGTGAAGGTTTCAACCGCATGTTCTTCGCTGACGGTACCGGCAACGGTGGCAAAGACTGGAACGGTCTTGGCAACCTTGTTGAATCAGAAAACAGTGTTGGTGGAATCAACTCTGCTTCTGGTCAGGGTAACGATTGGTGGCGTTCATACGAAGAGAACACTGCTACCGCTTTGACGCTTGCTCAAATGGCTACTGCTTACAACACCGTTTCTGTTGGTAACGATCACCCAGACGTTATCCTTTCCTCACAAACATTGTTTGAAAAGTATGAGTCGTTGTTGCAACCAGCACTACGTTTCACCGACACTAAGACTGCTGATGCAGGTTTCCAGAACTTGTTGTTCAAGGCTGCACCAATCATGTACGACGTGCATTGCAACGCTAACACCATGTTCTTCTTGAACACCAAATACATCACGCTTGTTGGTCATAGTTCTAAGTGGTTCCAGCAGACCGAGTTCATCCGTCCTGAGGACTTGGATGCTCGTTACGCTTTGATCATGTGCTACGGCAACTTGACTATCCGCAACCGTAAGAAGCAAGGCAAGTTGACCGCTAAGACGGCATAACTTGAAGTGGGGGGGAAACCCCCCACATTCTTATTTTTATTCTTTAAACAAATCATCTATTAATTAGGAGGCAATATGCCACTCGTAGCCAATACCACATCAGGCGCACTTTCCCGTACCCGTATCGCAGATTACATTGCTGCATCAGAATCAGTAACCCCAGTTACCGTAACTGACGCTGCACGTACTTTGACTTCAGCAGAACTGTTTGTTAGCAAACTGTTCACATGCACACCAACCGCAGGTCGTGCGTTCACCACCCCAACAGGTGCAGAACTCGCAACCTACGCTGCTGACGAAGTAGTTGGAACATCATTTGAGTTCACAATCGTGAACCTTGCTGCTTCAACGCATGCTATTACGTTGACCGCTGGTGCATCTGGTGTAACCATTGTCGGTGCTGCTGCTGTTTCTGCTGCAACATCAGGCACCTTTGTTGGTGTTGTTACTGCTGCCAACACGGTTTCTATCTACCGTAAGTAATATTTAATTGGTGGTGGTGGACTAGTAACATCGGAGTATGGACAACTAGCCACCATCACCATTACTAACTAGGAGTACAAATGAGTATGAATGACCTTTCATCGTATGCGATGATGTTTTCCAACAGCAATGCTGGTGGAAAAATGTCTAAAGGTAAAGTTAAAAAGAAATCAGTAGCGTCAAAACCTGCTGGTCGTGCAAAACCTAAGGCAAGTAAAACTGCTGGGATGCCAAACGCAGCACAGCGTACCGACACTACACGTGGTATGCCAAACCGAGCACAGGCTGTTAACCCACGAACATTAGGTATGCCTAGCAGCAGCCAATCTACAGCAACTAAAGGTGGTCGTGGAAAGTCAAGTGGTGCTGGTGTGCCACAACGTCCTTCCAGTGCTGCACAGGTTCGTGCACAAGAGTCAGGTAAGAACCGTTCAGGCGGTTCTGCTGCTGATAAGCGTCGTATGGAATCTTCTAGTGCTAGGTCTGGACCAAAAGTTACGCCACGTAACGTTGCTAGTGCTCGTGCTTATGAACAAGTAAACATTAAGGCTGGTTCTAAGAATAAGCCTGTTGGTTCTGCTCGTTCAATGGAATCACCAAAGGGAACCAAGGCTGCTACAGCCCGTACTGGTTCTGCCCGTGGTGTAGAGTCACCAAGTACTCCTAAGAAGTATGGTTCGGCACGTGGTGTTGAGCAGCCGTACAAGAAGGACCGTAGCAATACAAGTGCTGCTGCCCGTCGCAAGATGGAAAGTCGTTCACGCTAGTTACAAATCACTCTAATAGTGATGAGTACTTCTAAAACTTCCAAACCAGCCTACGCAATGTATGGAGAACCCGTTAGTGGGATTCGCCCTGCATCAAACGTACCGGGATCAAAGATGGCTACAGCGAGTGCGCCCTATACGGGGCGCAATCGTTGTATTGCCAACAATGATACCTGTGAAGGTCCGCAGGCTAAAGGATCAGAACATTGCATTGGTCACCTTAGGGCTAAAGAGAAAGGTCGTGACGTAACATGAGTACATCAACAGACCTAGTTAACTTAGTCCGAGAAATTATTGACCTTGATGAAGCAGATCTGCCCATCTCTCTGGTACGCACGTACCTGCGAGATGGGTATGATCGTGTAATTAACCTTGAACGCACTTGGCCGTTCTTTGAAACGTCTGCCTCGTTTAACACTGTTGCTGGGCAACGAGAATACCCAACTAGCGGTATTGGTTCAGGTAACTTTAGAGAAATCACCAGCATGGTTGATACCAGTATTTCTGGTAACCGTTTACGTTTGATTGCTCTTGAGGATGCTGAACGTATTTGGTCTGGGAGTTTGGACACTGCTGCTCGTCCAATGTATTTTGTTGAATGGAACAGCATCCAGTTCTTGTACCCACGACCTGATGTTGTGTATACGATTAATGTTCGTGGTTACCGCAAACCTACTTATACTTGGGTAAACGACGGTACTCTTGAGGTTGACTGTGATGACCGTTTGCATACTGCTTTGGCGTATTACGCACTGTCTAGGGCTTATCAGCGTCAAGAAGATGCTGAGATGGCTGCGATATATAAGCAGTCGTTTGATGAGGCTGTAACGTTGGCTCGCAAGGAGATCATGCGTATCACTAGTCATCGTCCTGCTATTTTGTCTGGTGGTTTTCCTTACGTAAGTTATGATCGTTGGACACAGAACCTTGGTAGAACTCTACGAAATTATCAACCGTAGGTTCGTATGGCAAAGAATTTACAGTTATTCAGACAAGATGATTTTACTGGTGGTTTAAACCTTCGTGCTGACCAGTTCCAGTTGGGGGCTAATGAGTCACCCGGCATGTTGAATGTCGAGGTTGATCCTAGGGGTGGTGTTGCTAGTCGTGGTGGCATGACAAAAATTGTTACTAATGGTGTTGTTTCTGGAAGCACTGCTTTTACTGGTACGCTTCTTGCTACAGAAACTCCTGATGCACTGATCACTGAAGAAAGTGAAGATTATCTTGTTTTGGATTCTTCTTATGTTTGGAATCCTGAGAATCTGTTTGCTTTTAATGGTTCTACGAAACAGTTGATGTTGTCAACTGGTTTCGTTGGTGGTTCTAATGGTCTGGTGTATTTTGGTACTGGTGGAAACTTTACTAGCACTACAATCCCTGTGGTTAATCCTGATGGCGCTAGTTATGCTGCTTGGGGTTCAACACTGTTTGTTGCTACTGGTGGATCTTCATACTCTTGGAACGGTTCTACCGCTACAGCGTTGCTAACCAGTGGAGACACTGTTGCTGGTGGTCTCGCTGTTATTTGGGGTACAGCCAGTGATCATATGCCTCAGGCTAAACATGCTATTACACATGCAGGTAAAATGTTTGTTGCTAACACTAGAGAGTATGTTTCTGGGACTTTGACTTCTTTCCCTAACCGTATTCGTTGGTCTGACGAGGCTGTAGTGAACCCTACTAGATGGACTGCAGCAAACTATATTGACATTAACGATGGTGGTCAAAACATTACTGGTTTGGCTTCATTCAATGGTGTATTGATTGT